CCCCCCTCGGTTCGTCACAGAGGAGGAGGATCACTCCCCCGGCTGTTCCTGTGCGGGTTCAAACACCTCGGTCTGTTCCTGTTCAGGCTTGGCTTTCTTCTTTTGCTTGCCATCGACAAGCTCCAGATTTGAACCAATCTTGCCATCGTATTCGATGACTTCGCCTTCCTCGCGGATGGCGTTGTTGATGAATGACTTGGTAAGAACTTTGACCAAAGGCATTTGAATCCCTCCCTATCGTTAAGCCACCGAGAAGCCAGAAGCGTAGAACTTCTTGCCGTCTTGGATGCCGTGAACGATGTCAGCAGTCACAGTGCCTGCGGTGTTTGTGCCGACCACGGTATATCGTGCGCCCAAATAACGCTTGCCCAGTGATGCCACTTGCGGGTTGATGCGCACAGCGTTCAACGCGCCAGCAGTCAAGCTGGCGGTGGCGATTGCATCAGTCGAACCAACCACGACCACATTGGAAGACAGCGCGGCGTTGTCGGCCACGATGATCTCAAACTTTGTGCTAGTGCCGCCTGCGAAAGCAGTGCCAACAGCAAAGTTCATGTACAGGTCTTCGCCTTCACCGATGTCACGAGCTTGGCTCAGATCAACGGTGTTGGTGGAGACAGCCGTAGTGGTCACGGCTTGTGCGTCAGAGACGCGGAGGAGTGCATCGGTAATCATGTTGAATTTCCTTTCAATTCAAAATTAGGAAACGACCGCTTCGGTGTTCAGGATTTGGTCAACGCGGCGCAATGGAACGCCCAAGAAGGACAACCAGCTATTGGGTTGACCGAACTGAGTGAGACCGTCTTCGATCTTCAACACATACTGGCTCTTGTCCATAGCGGCCAATGCCAAACCAGAGTGGACCGTGCGGTTCATGTAGAACGCAGGGCGACCCATAGTCATGTTGGGGATGCGATACAGCGCACGAGCCATCAACTTCACGATGTTGGTCGCGGCAGTTGCGGCTTGAGTGCCAGTCTGACCCATCAAGTCGGACACATCGATGTTGCAGATGCGAACGACATAGCGCCAGTCTTTCACGACCAGACCGTTCTTCCACTGGTAGTGGGTGCGGTAGGCTTGGTAACGAGCGCCAGAGCTATCCCACACGGTGTTCAAGCCGAGGTCTTCGTGAGTCAGACCAGCCTTAGAGCCTTTGGGGAAAGTGCAGAACGCGGTGTTCTCACCCCACACGACCAAGTAGATCGAGGTGTTGTCAGAACCAGAGCCACCAGCAGAGATGATGTTCTGTGCGTTGCCTGCGCTCAAAGAGCTATAGCGCGATGCCAAGCCGAGGTACTGCTTGGGGTCAGTGCCGGGGTTGCCGTAGAACAAGGTCTGTGCTTGGGTCTGGTTCATAGACTCCAAGAAAGCCTGATCTTCAGACAAGCGGAACTGGCTGGTGTTGCCGTTCAACTCAGCCAAGTCCTTATCGACTTCGCTGTAGGCTTCCAACATACCGCAAGCTTCGTCCACTTGTGCAGTGGTCGATTTGCTGGTGGGAATACCTTGGTTGATTGCTCGCCAGTAGACGGTGGGCAAACCAGTGCGGATGACGACTCGGTGGCCGGTCGGCAAGTTGCCTTCCTTGAACAAGCAGTCTTCCAGAACTTCGTTGGATTGCGAGAGCAATTCGGCAACTACAGGAACGCGACCATCAGGGTCAACGCGCTTTGCCCAATCCGCAAGGGTCAGGGCGGTGGTAGAGAGAGTAGCCATTTTGAATTTCCTTTATCAATGGGGCTGATTTGGGTAGAGGGAACTGGCTGGGTCGCGTGATCCATTTCTGGACCGTGGTGCGCCACCAGCGACAAAGTTGTCCTCGCTGATTGCTTTACCCGCCCGGTAAAACGCCCTGATCAACTCAGGGTGATTCCCCAGTCGGGTTTCGTTGAGCAACGCGCGCAATTCGGGAGTGCCGAACTTCTCAATCGCCATCTTTGCGACTGCCAAGTTTTCTTGGATGTTTGGCCCACCGATCTCTTTGTCGCTCTGGACACCTTCCACCCATTGGGCGCTGAAGTTGTCAATCGCTTGCAGACTCTGCTTGGCCATCACTGGCCCGACTTTGTCCAAGATTTTTTGCGCGGCTTCCTGCGGCATATTTAGCTCTTTGGCGATTTCCGAGAACGCGTTGATGGTGTCGCCGTCAAATTGGACTCCATCAGTTGGCGTGAACTCGTACTTCTCAGGTGCGCCAGCAGGTTTGCTGGTATCCGCACTCTGGTCGCCCGATTGCTTCGCGTCCTGTGGGGGATTCGTCCCATCAGTCGCGGTACGACCATCGGTTGCCTGTTGCTGTTGCCCACCCTGTGCGCCTGTCGTCACCTGCGCGTTGGATGAACCGTTGGAAGAGTCCGAACCACCTTCAGTGTTGTTTGCGGTGTCCGTCATCATCGTGTCTGACATTGTTTTGCTCCTTTAGCATCACTGCATACTGGTCGGGCGTGAACTCGTGGATATGTGCTTGAAGCATCAAACCCACATTGCGCATACCCTCCCGAAAGAATGTTTCGCTGTTACCTGTGAAGGAACTACGAAACACGCCAGTCCGCTCAAGCAGTCGCCACACAATGCGGCGACCACGCTTGTTTCCCATGAGCCACTTGAAATCCTCTTGCTCGGTATGCTGGGCCAACTTCTTGCGCTCTGAGTCTGTCTCTTGCGCTTGCTCTTGGCCTCGTATATCGAAAGGATCGAAATTACTCATAAGCGAATTTATTTGCTGTTGTTGATGTTATGCATACCGGGTCACGCGCTGGTTGCCTCGGTTAGCAATGTGCTGGCGCGTGGATCACCCGGCGCAAAGAACTGACTCTTCTTGTCGTCGAGTCGCTTCTTGGCGTGTTCGGTTGCCTTGTCGAGGATCGACTTGGGGATGTCTGTCGCAAGAGTCTTGCTCTCTGGATTGATGCCCTTCAAGATATCGGACTCTTTCTTGGTCAGTGTCGGCACGAGCAATGGGATTTCGTGGTTCTTGCCATCGATGTCCACAGTGGTCGTCAAGTCCATGCCAGTCTTCTTCTTGTCCTTCGTGGTCTCAAAGAAGTTGGTGGTTTTTTTCTCCTCTGGCGTGGTGGCCATGAGGCCGTTGGCGATGCCGCCAACATTGGGGTACAACAGGTCTGCCAGAGAGATAGCCATCACTCACCTCCACCGTAGAGAACTGTGGCCGCTTGGTCGTGAGTCGTGCCACCCTTGCCAACCACTTCGATGTCATCGAGTCGCAAGGTCATGCGCACATCAGGCTTGTTGCCCTCAGTTGCCACCTCGTCTTGCTCTTCCATCTCGGATGTGACTGATGTGGCCACGGCCACGCACTTGAGTTGGAATTTTGTGCCGGGCTTTGGTGGCTCTTTGATGCCAAGCGCCTCGACCTGATCGTCGGTCAGGTAGATGCATGGCGCATTGTTGTACTCGGTGGTCATCGGCGATGCATAGGTCTCGCGCTCTGGGGTGATGTTCATATTTGCCATGTTCAAACCTCGACTGGTGATGGTGATCCGTAGCCGCTGAACATATTCATCATGTCGGTCAAGCCGTTCTGGCCAGTCGTGTTGATGTTGGACATATTCGCGGCTGTCTGTGTAGCCTGCTGTGCTTGGGCCATTTGGTTGGCCTGCTGTTGTGCCTGTGCGCGTTGGTCGCGCAAATCCTGCACAACATCGGAAGGCAACAGCAGTTCAGGATCGACACCCAACATATCTGCATAGGTGTCAACCCACTTGTCGCTGTTGAACTTGTCAAGCACATCAGGCTTGAGTTGTGCGACCTGACCCATCGTGCCGACGAATCTGTCGATGCCGTTCGTGCCGATGGCGCGTTGCGCCTGTGCCAGCATCGAGACATATTCGACATTCAACTCCATGCCTGCAAGCTCTTCTGGCGGTGGCGGGACAATGCCTGCTTCGACCATGCGGTCGAATGTCATCTCGATCAGAGGATCGAGCAACTCGTTTTGCAGGCGCTCCAACACCGGGCCAAGCATCAACAGCTTCTCTTCATGGCGCTCGGCCACTTCGGTTGCTGTCATTCGTGCATCAGTCTGGTTGGCCAACATCAAGAACAGGTCGGCATAGAACGATGTCTTAATGCGACCGCGCACATCCTGAATGTCAGCCAGCAAATGCGACAGGTCGAGGTTGACCTCAAACGCTGTCTTGATGCCGCTGTGCTGTGAACTCATGTCCACAAACGAGATGCCGCCGGGCAGTGCTTCGACATCGCGGTTCTTCATGGAGATGGGCACTTGCAGTGGCGGCTTGGTCTTGTAGTCGATGCCTTGTGCTTTGCGCAGTTGCTCGTGTTGCAACTGCTTGATGTCGCCCAACGCTTCCATGCCGGGGCTGTTGCCGTAAATGTCGCCGCCTGTCACGCCCCAACGAGGCACGACTGCGGGGAATCGGCGAAAGCCAGACTCGCGCAGGTACTTGTCTTTGTCTGCACCCAGTTCAAAGTAGACCGACTTCCATGCCATGTTCTTGGCATCTTGCTTCTTGTGGTCACGCGCTGTGCGTGGCTCGATGGCGTGGATGATCGTGACCCACTGGTCAAGCGATCCACGGTCGAACATATTGCGCACCGTCAGACTGCAATTCTCGTATCCAAATTCGGTGACGATCTCGCCAACCGTCTTCTGAAACTCGCGGTAGAGCGTGTCCACCTCGCCCTTCCAGTTCGTCGCAATAGCGTACTCACCGCAAGTCAGCGTGTAGTGGTGGATCACATTCTTGTAGTCGGGCAGGATGATCGACGCAGATGTGCCAAATGCTCCGATCTCCTCGTACATCTGGTGCAGTGCGCGGTAGGTGTTGGACCGTTGAAAGATTTCCAGCATCATGCGCTGGACTTGATTGAGCCACACCTTGACGGCATGGCTCTGGTTCAACTCAGGATGGGGAGCAGACAGTCTGAACCAAGGCCGCGCAGGGCTAGTCATGCCTGACATCATGCCTGCGGCCAGCACACGCAAAGACTGTGTGCCGGTCGAGTCATAGATGTTGTTGTGCCTGCGCCAGCCTTTGTCGCGGTCTTGAACAAAGAAACGCCCACTGCGCGGGAGCAGGTAGTCACTGATCTCTTTCCAGTGCGCCCACCATGATGCGCGTTCCGACTTCAGCGCACCCCATCGGGTGTAGAGCTTGTCTCGGTCGGGCGCTTTAGGGTTCGACTGGTTGTCGCCCGGTGTGCCCATGTTTTATGCACCCAGCAAGGTGTTCTTGCCAAGGTTGAGCGCCTGTGCGTCCACGCCCTTGTTGCCGGTCAACATCGTTGATGTGTTGCCAGCCTTGGCCGCGTTTGCATTCGCAGACAACATCGCACCCACATCAGGCGATTTTGAGTTGGCTTTGTTGAACACTTGTTGCGCTTGATCTGCTTGAGCTTGGGCCGCTTGCAATGCACCGGCGTTCGCCTGCTTTTGCAACTCCAAAGCCTCTTGCTGTTTCTTCGCAGGTTGATCGACCATCTGGTCGCCTGCCGCCGCGCCAGCTACACCACCAGCGACTGCGGCTTCTGCCGCTGTCAGGCCAAGAGATGCGCCGCCAGTGGCGTAAGCCAGAGCCGCGCCCACAACTGCACCTAGAACTGATCCACCGCCACCACACATAGCATTCCCCTTTACTGTAATTTGGCAAAAGGATCGTAGTCCCGCGTTTTGCTTTTATGCATACCAACACCATATCGGTCGAACATTGTGCGAACCGCGACCGGGTGAGCGAATGTCAAAGCCAAGGCATCGCCCAAGTCAGGCGATGGCAGGCCACGCTTCTTGATCTCGTCTTTTGGCTCAAGCTGAATGCGCCCGGCGCTGTCGTACCAGTAGATGGGCGCGGCCATGTCCTGCTTGAGGTCCACGCTGTTGGGAATCGCGCCGCCAAGCTTGAGCCACTCGCGCATCTCCCACCACATCTCGGCGCGTTTGTTCAAGAACTTGTTGCTCGTGGCCTTGCCACCGAACGGCACTTCGATCACATCGTAGCCAAGCTGGCGCAGTCGGTCGATCACGCCGCCACCGTTGCCAGCATCGATGAATACAGCGTCAGGCTTCCACTCCTCGATCTTGGCCGCGACCCGGCTGGCCAAGTCCATGTTGTCGATGCCGCGGTAGATCATCGGCTCAAGCGCGGCCAGACCATGACGCGGGAAGATGACAGACCTGTCATCGCCAAACCGTGCAGGGTCAACGCCAAGAATCTTGGGCGCGTGTTGCGTCTGCTCTGACACGATCTGGCGCTTTGCCGCCGCCTCGACATCTGACAAGCTGATCAACTGATCGTCGCCTGCCGCACTGAAGTCGCACAGGTATTCACGAGCGAACGATGTCTCGCTCATGTCGCGGCGCAGGCGCTCGACCTCGTCAGGGTCGAGCGAGTTGGTGTCATAGACCGTGTACTTGGCCGAGTGCCAGTCGTTGGTGTTCGCGGCCTTGAAGTAAAGCTCTGAGAACAAGTTCACACCCTGCGGTGTGCCGATGAATAGCGCCCAACCCTTGCGGTCTGACAGCGCAGGCTGAAGCACATCGATCCACACCTCTGGCTTGATCTGCGCCACCTCGTCGATGACAGCGCCATCCAAGCGCACACCGCGCATGGCATCTGGGTTGTCAGCGCCAAAGATGCGGATCACCGCACCGTTGCTTTTGAACTTGACCGACAGGTCGCCCTCGTTGATCTCGACCATGCCGAACACGCGCATGGGTTCGATCCTCGCTTTGAGTCGCGCCCATGCAATGGCCTTGGCCTGCTTGAGGTATGGAGCGACATAGAAAAACAGCCCCATGTCCTTGTCGAACTTCAGGGCAGAGTCGAGCAACTCCATGATCGCAAGCTCGGTCTTGCCTGCCCGGCGATGCAGGGCCAAGACCGTGAAACGCTTGCGACTACGGTGGCACTGCTTTTGCCAGTCGCGTGGGAAATAGCCTAGATCAACACCGCGCTCAGTCACGGTCCAAGCCAGTCACAACCTTAACAATGATCGAGCCGCCTTCGCCAGCGCCCTTCAACTCGGTCGGCAACACCTTGCCGATCAGGCCCATGAACGCCTGCGGGTTTTCTTCTGCCTGCCTTGTGAGGTACTCCTCACCACCGGCATTGGACAAAGCGCCAAGGATCATGTCCTTGAGCGCCTTGGTGTTCTTGTTTGGAACGCCCTTCGGACGGCCACCGCCTTTGCGCAGGTTGGCCAATCGCTTGTCGTCAGATTTCGGTAATTTACCGACAGCCATGTCAGTCCTCCTTCAACTCTTTGAACCCGAACGGTGTTTGCGCTCTGGTCCTGTACTGGCAGATCGATTGGATCGTTGCCTTGTTTGATTGAAACAGCGCGGCCAGTTGGACATAGGTCAAACCGTGGTCTTCGCGCAGGTCGCGGATGCGATCCACTTGCTCGTCGGTGAACTTCGCTCGGTGATGGTCCTCGCCGATTCGCCTGCCGTTTTCGTTTAGAGCAACTCGTCTCGTCATAGACCCCCTTGATGATTTCTCAACGCGTTGCGAAATTATCAAGGAAGTGGGTAAACAAAAACAGTCACAAAGCCGGGTTTGTTGGATGGCAATCTATGCAATTCAAGCTTGTCGATCTGGCAGTCATCAACCCAGACACCGGCCTTGGTCATCGAATCCGAGACCACCTTCCACACATTGTCGAGGTCTCGCTTTCGTTTGTCTGGTGGGCAGATGCGACAGACAACATGAAGCCGAGAATCCAGCTTGATGTCATAGCCTTGATTGGACACGATGAACCTGATCTTTGAAAAGAAGGCTCTTGCCTCTTCTGTCAGGTAGTGCTTGCCTGCTCTTGTGTGCTTCCAAATGTGATTGCCAGACGGTGGATATGGCATATTGACTTCAACCATTTTGTGCTTCTTTTCCTGTGTTTTGTTTGCTACCCGGATTCATCGTCCCCCCTTATAGGGGGGGGGACAATGAGCAATCGCGCTCATCTTTGCTCATCACTGTCGTGAGCAAAGAAACCCAGTATTCATGCGGGTTTGCTGGGTGTTTTGATTCATTGCTCAACATTGTTCACTGCCTATTTTTTAAGCACCCAATTATTGCTCACGATGACCGTGAGCAAAGAATTGAGTCCTTTAGTTCACTCATCGTCATAGTCTGTGGTCTCCACTGGAACGCCGGGTGAAAGGCTTTTGTAGAACCGTTTGTCGGACTTCAACTCTGAGCCTGTCATGGTGAAAACCTGCCTGCCTTTTTCGGTGATGTCCCACTTGAAGTTCTTGCCGCTACCGCCTGTCGCCGCAAGGCCAAGCCGCTCCAACTCTTTGACCGCCTTGAGTGCTGTGTTTGAACCAACACCAAGCGCCTGTGCCAATTCGCGGCTTGGAATCCAACCCTTTTCCATCACGGTCAAGGCATCCTTGATGGTCACAGGTGTCTTGTCGCTCTTTTGGACCAGCACGAGGCCAAGCAAATTGTTTGACAGGTCAATGGTCGCGCTGGTCACCGCCTCGCCGTCCTCATCAAACAGGCCGGGGATGGCCACTGGCATGATCTTGAACAGCATCTCGTTGGGATACTCTGCGTCCTTCATCTTCTTGCAGGTGAAAACCACATTGCTCTGAGCGTCACGCGCCACCTCATACTCGGCATCGAGCGCGGCCTTGAGCGCGGACGAGCCACGCGCCCTCTCTGCGTTGTGGCCACTGTGGTGGATGAGCAGGACGCAACACTTGAACCGCTTGCGCACCCACTTGTCGATCAACTGAATGAACCGGCTCATGTCCTGCGTGGAGTTCTCATCGCCCGGCCCAAAGTTTCTGGCCAGCGTGTCCACGATGATCACGCTCGGTGGCTCACCACTGGCCTCGCACTCTTTGGCGATCCACTCGCTGAACCTGACGACCGACTCCTCATCGAGCGTCTGCATGGGGCTGGTGCTGATGTGCAATCGATCCTTGATGGCATTGACCTTGCGGTGCAAGTGCCACGCCATGAACCGCTTGCCAAGCGCATTCCAGCCTTCGCCTGCGATGTAGTAGGCGTGGCCTGACCGAACCTTTTTGCCATACCAAGGGAAGTTGTTGGCCACACAGCAGGCGATGTCCACCGCGAACATCGACTTGCCTGCGTTGGGTGCGCCGTAGATCAGCGCCAGCGAGTCCATCTCGATGTAGTCCTTGACCAACCACGAGGTGGGTTGCAAGTTGTTCATCAGATCAAACGCATCGACGAACAGGGCAACATCGGCAGGCTCATCCAGTGAGCCTGATGGTGATGGCTGGACCACCGGCTCGTTGACCTGCACCACCTCAAACGCATCGACTGCCGATGACTGGATGTCCACCTCTGTCGCGCCGTGGCTTACCCAATCGGTCAGGTCTTTGCCAACCGCCGGGTTGGCCACACGCACACGCTTGGCCTTCCCCTTCAATGTCTCGATCACGCGCTCAACATGGCGCGTCCCGGCATCGTCTTGGTCTGGCACGATGATCACATCAGCGCCAGCAAGCACATCACCAAAGGCATCGATCCACTTGTTGCCGTTGCCGTTGTCTGCGCCCATCGCATTACAGGTGGCCACCAACCCCATCGCTCTGGCCGTCTCGACATCCTTCTCGCCCTCGACGATGTAGATGGTCTTGCCGTCCGCGATGCCCTGCTTGACCTCTGGCAGGCGGTACAGGACACGCTGAACATCTTTGATGGTCCACAGCCAGCCGCCGTCCGGCGTTGGCTTGCGTTGCCTGAAATCCTTCGGCTCGTAGCGCACTGCCTGATAAAGCAGTTCGCCCTCTTCGTCGGTGTAGTCGTAGGTCGCTGAAATCTTTCCCTTGCCTGCACCGAGCCGGATGGGCACAAAGGGTTTGGGGTCTGGAATTTGTTTGGTGCGCAGGTCTGGCCACAGACTGCGAACCTTGAGTGCGTTGATCACATCGTCCTGCGCACACCCTGCGTGGCAGTGGACCAGAAGCTTGCCGTCTGTGCCGTCTGTGATTGAAAGTGAAGCCCTGCGGTCTTCGTGTGCGGGACACCTGCAAGACCATTGATCCCCTGATCTTGAAGCGCCGCCGAGTTCTTGTGCTATTTTTTGTGCATCCATACTACCTGTCCAACCCTGTCCATGAGTTGCGAAAAAGTGCCGCCGGTCGTTAACCGGGACAGGAGACAGTTGAAACGAGTGCGGATCAGACACGCGCACGACCGGCGGCGTTTCGATTATGACATGATGTTGAGCATTGCTCAACACTCACACCACAAAAAGATCGCTAGTCTGGATGTCGATGCCATTCACCCTGCCGTGCTTCAGGAGAGATCGCCAGTATTTTTGAGGGATGCGACCGCCTGTACCCTTGGCATTTGACGGCATCATCCACCGACTGATAGTCGAGGGATTGATGTCGAGAATCCTAGCCACTTCGCGGACACCGCCAAGTCGCTCAACGACATACCGTGCTGGCTGTTGTTCGTGCTTGATTTTCATATTGCTGTTGAGGTTTCAGGTTCATGTTGCGCTCGTCGCAACAATGGTGTATTTTGCCAACAAATTCGCAAATCAACCTACCTATCCAAGCGACCTATCTATGGCAGAGATCAACCAAACATGGTTCAAGCAACGCCTGCAATCACAAAAAATGTCCCAAAGAAAACTGGCCACCCTGATCGGGATCGACCCGGCCAGCATGAGCTATATGCTTCGCGGCCAACGCAAGATGAGCATGGAGGACGCAACACAAATCGCCAAGCATTTGTCGCTGTCTGTGACCGAGGTCATGCGTCAGGCTGGCATCGATGTCATCGACGACATCACCAAAGTGCCCATCAAGGGATCGCTCAACGACCAGCGCATGGTGTTCTTTTTCCCAAAGGGAACATACGATTATGTGATCGCACCGCCCGATCTCTGCGCAAAAAGCTTTGCCTTGCAACTGCGCAGTCCAAGCAATGTGCAAGACGGCTGGCTGTACTTTGTGAGCGGCCAGCAAGAAGACCCATCAGACTGCTTGGATCGGTTCTGCTATGTCGCGCTGTCCGATGGCCGGGCCATCGTGGCCATCCTCAAACGAGGCTACAAGATGGACCGCTACAACCTGATCACCATGCAGGATGGCGGCATTCTTGAAAACAAAGCCGTGTCCAGTGTTCATCAGGTCAAATGGATAATGCCCACATGATTTAGTCGGATATTATTTTTTGTTTTGCGTGTTGAGGTTTTCTCACTACAATGCAATCGTCTCAATGACAAAACCAACCAAACCAACCAACCAAACAGAAAGCAGACTATGAGCAAAACATTCGCCAAACTTCTCGCCAACCGCCCTTGGATCAAGTACATCGACGACGAACGCGCCGATGGCAACAGCATCATCGTCACGCTCGACAGCGAGTATGACTTTGACGACAACCCCGGCTGTGGTGTCCAAGGCTTCGACACCGTCAAAGAAGTTGAGTTGGCCACCCGCCGCCACAATGTGACTCCCAGCAAGAACAGCCACATCGACAAGATCATCGTCCACTTGGGCCGCACATTCAAAGTGCTGGCCGCTGGCGACAAACGCGAGGGCAACACATGGTGTTCCCTTCTCTCCCTCACCCCAGAAAAACGCGGCAACGACTACAAGCTCGTGGCCATCTCTGACTGGGTGGACACCGCTGTTTTGCAGGCGGCTACACGATGAGCCGCCACTCTCAAGGGTATATGCAACTCAGACGCATCGAGCGCCGCAAGGCGCTTGTCAACAAGGCCATCGGGTTAACGCTCGATGTCCTGCTGGCCAGCTTCATTGGAACTGGCCTTGCCATCGCACTGATCCATTGGTGGTCATGCGCTCAGTGTTGAGCTATACTCAACGCGTCAACCTTTTATCAACCAACCTGAACTAACCGAAAGAAGCACCATGAACACCAGCATCATTGAACTGACAAACCTGTTGATCGCCGCCAAGCAAGCAGAGGCACAGGCCAACAAACACCGCGTCGATATCGAGACCAAGATCATCGAGGCACTTGGTAAGCGCGATGAGGGTTCGCAAACCCACGAACTTGAGAACGGCCTCAAGGTCACCATCACCGGCAAGATGTCATACAAGGCCGACATGGCCATGCTGATGGCGCTGTGTGAAAAACTACCAGAGTCAATGCGCCCCATCAAGATCGAGCCAAAGCTCGACGAAACCGGCGCAAAGTATCTGCGCAACAACGAGCCTGAAGTGTGGGCAACCATCGCTCAAGCCATCACCATCAAACCCGCCAAGCCCTCTGTCGAGATCAAGGCTTAATCTCCACAGCACCACAAGGATGAAAACAATGTCACGCAAATCAAACGCGGAAAAAGAAAACGCTTTGCTCATCGAGCAACTCAAGAAAGCCAACTCTGAAATTCACGAACTCAAGCTTGGCAAGCACCTGCAAATGTGCCTGCGCGTTGATGATCGCACCACCCTGAGAAATGCACACAACATCATTGGCGAGTTGTTCTCAACACTGGTCCAAGAGCGCATGAAAAAAGAACTGGCGCTCTTGGGCAATGACTACGGTGTCACCGTCACACTGGAATCAAAAGAGGCTTTTATCGATGGCATCGACATCGACGACGAGCAAACCAATCAAGACTAACCAACCAAAGGAAATCAACATGGCATTCAATCTGAACTCAGTCAAAAAGAGCGAGGGCATTCGCGCACCTCGCGTGATGATCTACGGCCCACACGGTATGGGCAAAACAACCTTCGGCGCAGGATCGCCCGACCCCATCTTCATCTTGACAGAGGACGGCCTCGGTCGCTTGGAGGTGGACCACTTCCCCCTTGCCCAGTCTTTTGCTGATGTGACTGATGCGATTAGCTCACTATATGAAGAAGATCACAAGTTCGGCACGGTCGTGATCGACAGCTTGGACTGGCTTGACAACCTGATCTGGGACGACATCCACGCCAAGTATGACGACAAAGCTTTGGCCTTTGGCAAGGGTGCAGTCATCGCCGCCGACTACTGGCGCAACATCCTCGATGGACTCAACGCCTTGCGCAACGACAAGGGCATGGCCAGCGTGTTGATCGCGCACTGCGAGATCAAGCGATTCGACTCACCAGAGACCGAACCCTATGAACGCTACCAGCCAAAACTCCAAGCGCGTTCAAGCGCCATCGTGCAGGAATGGTGTGACGCTGTCCTGTTTGCCAACCAGCGCGTGGTCGTAAAGCGCGAGGAAGTAGGCTTCAACAAGGAAGTCACACGCGGCATCACCACTGGTGAGCGCCAAATCTACACCACAGAGAAACCGGCCTATTTGGCCAAGAACCGTTTTGGTTTGCCCGACACGATCCCGCTGTCGTGGGAAGCCTTCGCCACTGCAATCTCGCAGTAATTACCCAAGCCAACCAACCTGAAAGGAAACAATCATGGCTTATATCGGATTCAACGCAAGCAATGTCGAACCTGCATCCAACTACGATGCACTGAACCCCGGCAAGTACCTCGCAATGGTGATTGACTCAACAGTCAAGCCCACCAAGAACGGCAGTGGCGAGTACCTGCAACTCACCTTTGAAGTGATTGAGGGCAACGGCAAAGGTCGCAAGATTTTTGAGCGCCTGAACTTCAAGAACTCAAACAAAGTTGCAGAAGAGATCGCACAGAAACAACTGAGCGCCTTGTGCCACGCAGTTGGCGTGATCGACTTGCAAGACAGCGAGACACTGCACAACTTGCCTGTGACGCTTGAGATCACGGTCGAGGAAGGAAGCAATGGATACGGTCCTCAAAACCGCATCAAGAGCTACACGCCTGCCAACGGTGGTGGACGCGCACAAGCGCCTGTCAATGCACCAGCGCCAGCACCCGCTCAGTCTTCCACGCCTGCGTGGAAGCGCCGCGCCGCTTGATGGGGGTGGCCGAAAGAATTATCGAGTAGGCCGATTCACTATGCCAATGCTTTTACCCCACCAAGTCGCAATGCTCAAAGAAGCGGTCGGTCCGCGAGATGAGCATGGGAACTTCTCGTCGGTAGACAACGAGAAGCTGAACGACCGCATCAAGCGAATCAAATATGAATCGCCGTCCAAGTTTCACACCGATGAAACCTTGAAGACTCGCGTCTTCTACAACCAGCCAAAGCCCGGCATCGTCTGCGCTGGCTACATCGTTTCTCGCAAACCCGATCCACTGAACTTCTGAAAGACCACTATGGCCATCATCATCATCACAGTGCAGGACACGCCTCAAGGGTCAGTCGATGTTCGCATGATCACCGACCCTCCAATCCAGCATGAGCAAACTGATTTCACGCAGGCACAGCGCATGGGTGCTGTTGCTCTCAATGCCATCCACGGCGCGTTGGAAGAAGAGTCGCCCATCATCATGGACGGCGGCAACAGCAAAATTTTTGTTCCAAACTGATCATGGCATTGATCCCAAAATCAGCACACTCGACGAGCGAAAGCATTGTCGAGTGGTGGAACAAACAAGATGAAGGGCCAAGAGAACATCTTGGCGCGTCATTGATCGGGCGCGAGTGCGAACGCGAACTCTGGTACAGCTTCCGCTGGGCCAAGGTCAAAAAGTTCGATGGCCGCATGAAGCGCCTGTTCAACCGTGGCCACCGCGAGGAAGGCCAAATGCTCAAAGAACTCAAGGGCATTGGTGCAGAGGTCCACGCCGTCGATCCAGACACCAAGTTGCAACACCGCTTCCGCGCAATCGATGGCCACTTCGGTGGATCATGTGATGGCATCGGTCGCGGTTTCCCTGAAGGACCAAAGACTTGGGCCATCGTTGAGTTCAAGACGCACAACGACAAATCCTTTACCGAGTTGGTAAAGAAAAAAGTGCAGGAAGCAAAGCCAGAACACTATGCGCAGATGCAGGTGTACATGGGCCTTGCTGAATTAACTCGCGCACTCTACCTCGCAGTGAACAAGAACAACGACGAGCTATACAGCGAGTGGGTTCATTTCGACAAAGAGTTGTTTGAGCAACTGATTGCCAAAGCAAAGCGCGTCATCGATGCAGTAGAGCCGCCATTGGGGATCAGCCAAGACCCGGCTTGGTACAAGTGCAAGATGTGCGACTACCACTCGCTGTGCCACGAGCGCAGGACCGCAGAAAAGAACTGCCGCACCTGCGCCCACAGCACACCAGTCAGCGATGGCTTTTGGATTTGCGAATCGCAAAACAGAGTCCTCGCATACGAGGAACAGCGTGTCGGATGCCGGGCACATCTATTGATCCCGCCTCTGGTCCAGTTCGCTGAAGTCCTCGACATCGGCAACGGCTATGTGAAATACCGACACGAGGATGGAACGATCTTCGCCAATGTCGGTGAAGACACCGACCGCGGTGAAGAGAACATGACGAACGACATCACCGTCTGCTACACCAGCGACGAGCTTGCCGCCGCCATGCCAGCACTCATTGGTGACGAGTACATCGCAAAGCTCAAGAAAGAGTTTGGAGCAAAGATCGTTGAGTCACACAACACAAAGACGGTACTGCCTGAACTCACAGACGACGACATCCCCTTTTGAACTAACCAAACCAACCAACCATGCAACTCCGCTACTACCAAACTGAAGCCGTCCAGTCGATCTTTGAC